GTCGTGTGGTGGTAAAGTCTGCCCCGCAACCTCCGAAGGCAGAAGAGCCCAAGGTAGAAGTAGTGCCAGAAGCACCGAAGCAGGAAGAAGCCCCAACCGAAACGCTGGTCGTTGAGGAAGAGGTTGAAGCGCCCGTTGAGGACTTAGGCGAGACAATGGGCGAAGAACCCGAAAACCAAGAAGAGAACAAGTCGAAAAGGCCATCAAGGCCAAAAGTGGCGAAGGAGAACTGATGCCCGGCGTAGTCGTTAACACAGGAGTTAGAGTCGGAGGCACTGGGGTGGAAGTCGCCCCTAGTAGCACATTCTTCGTGGTCGGAACCGCGTTTCGCGGTCGTACCGCTACGCCGTTTGCTGTCCGCAGTATGGCAGATTTTGAGAACGAGTTCGGTGGATACGATTCTAACTGCACACTTCACCAACACCTAGAGACATTCTTTGAGGAAGGTGGCGTTCGCGCCGTCGTTCAGAGGCTCGTCGGGCCAAGCGCAACTGCTGGAAGCAATACTTTCCTTGATGTTGATGAAGATGTTTGTATGACCGTTACGGCCGCAAACCCCGGCTCATGGTCGTCAAGTGTTGACGTGGAAATCATCAACGCCAGTACCACTTTCTCACTCGCAGTCAAGGTTGACGGCGTTACTGTTGTGAGTTCGTCAAGTCTTGCGTCAACGGCGGCCGCAATCGCCCTCATCAACAACACCGCTCCTCACCTAGTAGTCGCTACTGCTGGTGCTTCAAGCCTGATGCTTGATACTCAGACCGAGACCCTTTCGGCGGGCGATGACGACATTGACAATGCCGCGTTTGATAATGCCGACTTTGTCGCTGCATTAGACAACTTTGGTGATGATCTTGGCACTGGAGCCGTAGCAATCCCCGAAAAGAATGGCGCAACCATTTGGACCGGACTCAGGGATCATGCCGAAGCCACAAAGAGGATCGCCATCTGTGGTTTTGATGAAGAAGATTCTGCAGATGATGCAATCACTTCGGCCGGCGGATACGCAGGTACTACTGCTGGCGAAAAGTCAGCAGCGAGCCATGTTGCTTTCTACTGGCCCATGGTGTCCGCACCTGACGGCAATGGTGGAACAAGGACACTCTCACCGGAGTCGTACGTAGCCGCAGTCAGGGCCAAGAACATCGTCGCCAATCGAGGACCATGGAAGCCAGCAGCAGGCATTTCGTCAGCCGCAAAGTTTATCGTTGGTCTCGTTTCGGATGGTTCTGCAACCAAGGTCAACAAGAGCGTGGGTAATGTTCTTGATGAGGGTCGTGTGAACGCAATCCGAATCATTGACGGACAGATCCGTATCTACGGTGCCCGTTCGGTATCGGCAGACGAGAATAACTGGCGGTACATCACCTACCGCGACACCGTCAATCAAGTCGCTACAACCTGTGAGAAGGCTCTTGAACAGTATGTGTTCAGCCCAATCGACAGCAGGAAGAATCTCTTCGGAGCAATCTCCTCAAGCATCACCTCAATCCTCGATACGGTCAAGGACAACGGAGGCCTCTACCCAATGGTGGATGCTTTCGGTTCACAAGTTGACCGCGGTTACTCCATTGAGGTTTCCGATGCGCTCAACCCAATCACCGAACTTGCCCAAGGCAAGATTGTTGCGAGGGTCGGCGTACGCGTCGCTGGAGTGGCCGACTTGATCACTCTGACGATTACGAAGTCAAGCCTCACGGCAGCACTCTGAGAAGAAGGAACGAAACAAAATGGCAAAGATTTCACAACGCCAGGTAGTCGCCAAAGTTATTGCCATCGCTGGCAAGGGCGGAGCCGACACGACATCAAACAGCTTCACCAGTTCCACGAGGACTTATTTCTCGCAAGTTTCTGGCGGAGAGATTCAGGCATCCGTAGAAAAGGTGTACGACGGAGGCTCAACCTTCCCGGAAGTGCTCCCATCGGTCATTGAGGTCGGCGATGTCACCGTTACTCGACACTTTGACACCGTCATTGACGCACCCGTCATCTCCTACTACAGGGACAAGGTCGGCAAGCAATACTTCAGGGTTGAGATCTTGACGCTTGACGCAGACGGCAATCAGACCGGCTACACCCGCAAGTACGAAGACTGCATCCTCGTGAACATCACCGAGCCAGACGGCGACGCCTCTTCGGGTGGTCCCGCAACTTTCTCATTGACTTTCTCGGTCAGCAAGTCAACCGACGTTGCCTACACCGGCACGACGACCACCCCCGCAACGACAGTCGTCTCCTGACGCAAGAGGCGTACATCCTCTGCTAGTCTCCTAGTTGTCTTATTACGACACTACGGAGGCTACAAATGGAAGATATTGACAACGACGAAATGTATTTGCGTTCAGCCAATGCTGGCGAAAGTACACTTGACAAACTGCGCAGCGAACTCACCAAGAAGGTGCGCCGACCCGAGATTTTCCTCGAGGTCCCAGAACGACCCAGCATGGCGGTTCGTTACTCACCGAACATCAACCAGAACCAAGTCCGTGCATGGCGCAGGAACTCAGGCGAAGATACCAAGAACGGTATGGACGCAACGAAGTTTGCTTGCTATGTACTCGCCAACACTTGTACGGGCGTCATTATGGATGGCGAACTCGCCAGAGACGAACGTGGCGCTGAACTCGTATTCGGGTCGGACGAAATCATGAAGATGGTTGGAGCGGATCGCGTACAGGAAGCCATCAGGGCTATCTACGTGGTTGAGCCACACATTGAAGCAACGGCACTTGCCGTGATGGAGGCAGCTGGGTTTAACGACTCAGTTGAGCAGGTGGACCCTACGAAGCAGCCTTAGATTGGCTGCTTGAAGAACCCCACATCATCTCCTCGGCTCGGATCGCTGAGATGTTTCATATAGACCCTCTCGTTGTGCTCGGGTCAGACGACTTTGACTGGAT